CACCGTATTTGCCTAAGCGCATAGGTACACCGTAGATTTCGGCAAAGGTGAGCCAGTCTTTTAAGGTGTATGCTTTGCACATGTAACTAATGGCAGCTAGGCGTGCGAGTCCACCACGGATGGGGATTCCTGTTTTTAGGCGTGGGGTGTGGATGATAAATTTATAGGCTGGCATGGGAATGCCGAACATGTCTTTTTCATCGCGAATACGCAGTTCGTGCGGGTTGTTTTGAGCATAGATGAAGTAACGTGGATCACGCCAGTGATACTTGGTGGGTGTCCATTTACTGGCGGTGGTTTGCCATTCGATTTCGGCAACGGAATAGCCTTTGCCTAAGCCATCGAGCAAGTCGTGCAGCAGGAATTGAAAGTCTGGCTTTTTGATGAGGTGACGGATGTCATCCGCAAGCTTAATGTCTTGTTTGTCATCACTGGCGGCTTCGACGGTAATGGGTAGCGTCATGACGGCACGTTTGCGAACGCCGAGCACGCCTGCATAGTGAAGGTCGCGCTCTTCCATGTCTTCGGCTAGGGTTAGATAGTCGTGGCTGTTGCCCATTGCGGCATCGCGCAAGATGGCTGCCATGCGTGCGGGTGTTAGTCCAGCACTGATGCCGCTTTCAAACCATGCTTGGCGTAAGCCGAACACGCTGGGTGCTGCGTGCTCTGTGGTGAGCTCTTCTGTTTGGATGGGGTTGCCTTGTGGGTCAACGAGTTTGATTTTCATAGTAAATCGCGTCCTCTGAATCCTAGATTGATATCGGAATCGTCTTTGTAGTCGGTTGCTTTGACGGGCTGATAGGCGTATTCGGCAACGTCCATTTGGCTGGCAACGTAAGCCAATGCAATGGCAATGGCAGCATCGCCGTGGCGTTGTTTTTCTTCGTCGGTTTTTCCGTCGGGTATTTTGGGAATGCCGTTGATGACTTGAACAGCGCGTAAGTCTGAAAGAATGTCGGCATCGCGTGGGATGCGGATCATGTCATCTTCAAAGGCGGCTTTGAGTTTGGGCATGTTGGACAAGTACCAGCTTTGCGAGAGCATTACTTCTTCGATACGCTGTGCGCCGTATTTGTATTTTGCTTGTTCGGCAAGGTATTGACCATTGCCACGGGCATCGAGTTTGCCACCGATCAAGCGCGGTAAGCGATCGGCAATGTATACCAAGATTTGCTCTTGGTTTTTGAATGGCAGGTTTTTCAGCTCGACGATAAAGGGTACGGTGCGCTTGAGGTTTTGCTCGACGGTGATGGGTGCGATAACGGTTAAGTCGCCACTGCGGGCGAAGTCTTCACCAAAAGCGTGCCATTGTTCTGTTGGTAGTTTTGCAAGCTGTGGCAGTAGGTTTACTTTGCACCAGTCGTCAATTTCTGGCATGCGGATATGCTCTGGCCAGGTATTGAATGCAGCCGTTCCTTCATAACGAATAACGGGGGCATCCACCATACGGCTTTCAATAAGCAAACGGTTGATGTAAGCCCCGCCGCCTTGTTTAGGTACGCAGTAGTATTCTTCTTGAGCGTCTTCAGGCGTAGCGGTGTTTTTGAGTAGCCCATTTTTCCATTGGTCTTCGGCTACTTGTGACCATGCTTTGCCAGATACTTGGCAAATACGTTTGTATAAGCCTTGCTCGCAGGCATCGTCTAGGGTAATGCGGTGGACGGAATAGTCTTTTTTACCTGCACGGCTGTCTGTAATTAGCTCATTGAAGAGGTTTTCAACGCTGTTGTGGGTGGAGATGATGCGGACTTTTGCGCCCCACATGGTGAGTGCCAGTGCCGCTTTTAACACCTCGCCTAGGCGGTCATGGAAGGCAGCTTCATCGATGGTGACGTTACCTTGCCGCCCACGCATATTGGTTGGGTTAGAGCTGAGGGCTTGAATCTTAAAACCACTGGTGAAGTAAACCGTGTAGGTAATAATGTCCTTGTCTTCGTCCTTCAGGATGCCTTCTTCTATTTGGCTGGCAGCTTTATTAAATTGTCTTGCCCACATCGCGCACGCATCGATAAACTCAACAGCCATTTCTTTATTAGACCCAACATAAAAATGATTCGTACCACCTGCACTTTTATCGCTACTAGCAGTGAGTACGGCATCAGCTGCTTCGCCCCATGTTAGCCCAGTACGACGGGACTTTTCGGCAATCTTGAGTTGAGAGGTGTCACTTATCCATAATTTTTGATAAGGCAAAAGGACATCATTTTTATTATATTTGTATGCCTTAGTCATACGGTTATCCCTAAGATATCGCGTTTAATGGCGTCGATGGCGTTAGCCGATAAGCCTTGGTGTTTCATGCTGGCTTCGGCGGTAGCGGCTGCTTCATCTAGTGCTTTGCGTCGCTCTTCTTCACGGATTTGACGGGCGTACTTTTTGGTGTTGGTGCTGGCACGGCTGATTTCGGCAGCCGCTTTAGCAACTTTGGTAATATCATAGTCATCATCGGCACTGATAATGGTTTGATTGAGTATAGTGAACAGCTTTTCTTGCGTTAGGCGCATGAGGGCTTCGGACATGGCATCTTCTTGATCGTCGAGGCTGCCAACAATGGCTTTGGCTTGCTCGGTGGCGATTTTTAGGTTTTGCATACGCTGTTCAAAGTCTTGACCATAGCGGTGAATGCTGCTTTTACTGATGGCGTAGCCTTGCGCTCTTAGCGTTTCTTCTAGCACTTGATAGCCTGAGAAGTTACCATCGATAAGGACTTTGTCGAGCCATGCTTTGACCGCTGGCGGTAGTGTGTTAATGCTGCTGCGCTTTGCCATAGTCACACCTGACTTAAAAGCGGGCGGTTAATACCAGGTTCTACATGCACGGTATTTTCAACGACATCAATACCGTGGCGGGTGAGCTTTACGAACCAGTTATCTAGTGGATCTTTTTCGATGGTAACAAGGTCACGTTTTTCTAAATAATCCACTTCTTGACGCACTTCTAAGTGGGTTAAATCATGATAAGTACCTTTGATGACATTGTGTAATGTCGCTGTATTGATGCCCATCGGACGATTAAAATTGGCAAGAGATAAGATATGCCAACGAATTGACTCACGGCGTTCTTTTGCCATCATTGCAGGGATATTCATGCTTTTGTTCCTGTATTCATATTAAATAGGCGTTGTTGATTGAGTAACACGTTGTCAATTTTGACGTCGATGCCGCCAACAGTTCGGATGAAGTCTTCACGACGGGTATAGTCGCGTGGTAATTCTGCTTTTAGATTCATGATGTCGCGGTCTAGGCGGTGAATCTCGTTATTAACGCCGTCGATTTTTTTATTAATGCCTTGTAAGTTGTCATCTATGCCCTTAACTGAGCGCATAGCGAACCAGCCTAATAACGCTAAAACCATTTGAAACAGCACCAGTAGAATTGTTCCTAGATTAATGTCAATATTCATGGCGCTGATTCCTTCTGTTGGTCATTAATCAGGGTGATTAGTTTTGTTAATTGGGCTTCGATGGTTGTACAGCGGGTGGTGTTGTCGATGTGGTTGTCGATAAGGTCGTAGGTGGTGATGGCACTGCTAGTAGATTCGGCGGGTATTGCGGCTTGTAGCATGGGGCTACGACCGTGGGTGATGGCATCGTTGTACAGGCGGATAGTGTCAGCATCAAGATGGCAGATAGGAGTAGTTTGTGCATGGCTTTGATTCCTTTTATGCAGTTCTTTATTGGCAGTATTGAGTTGTTTTTGGGTAGTATCCAGCTCGGAAGCAGCTCTATTTGCCTTTTCTTGCTCACGTTGAAGCTGTTTGACAACAGCTTCAATATGTTGCGTGGCTAAGGTTTTATATTCGGAATCGACTTTTGTTTTTCCGTAGTCGAAGCCAAAATAAAAACTTGCTGGTGTGACGATAATGATTAGAATTAGCAATAGCTTAGTCATAGCATGATCCTTTACCCCAACCAGCTTGCACATAGCTGGGTTCGTGACGGGTTAGGATGCGTTGGGGATAGTCGCGATTTTCTTTGAAGTTGGCGGCACTGCGACCAGCGTTGTATTTTTCGACGCTATTCCACCAGTAGCTGACATCATCGCCATTGCGTTTAGTTAGGGATTGGTCTTTGTACACCCAGCCGAGTCCGCCATTGTATGCAGATAGCACCTTGGCCATGTGGTTACAGTCGTTAACAGCACTAGTGCGGTCAAACAGCCATTTGTCGTAAGTGACTAAGGCACGTAGTGCCCAAACTGGGTTGTATGGTTCATTATCAGATAAGGTATCTGGATATGCGCCTGCAATCCATTTAGCAGTTGCAGGCATGAATTGAGCTAAGCCTTGTGCGCCAACGTGACTTTTAGCATCAGTACGCCATGCCGATTCTTGATGAATTTGAGCGGCAAAGGTAGCGACTGGGGCGTTGAGTCCCCAGACGTGGTGCGATTGACGGATCAGGTCGCGTTTATATTTGACGGCATCGTGTGGAATGTCGGCGGCATAAGCACCACCGACTAATGCCAACATGCTACAAAACATCATGACACCTAAAAAACCAAGCAGTAAGCTGGTAATGGCTTTACGAGGTGGATGATTTTGTTGATATGGCTTTTTCATCTATGCCCCCAATGCTGCACCGATGATGCAGGCTGAAATAATAATCGCACGACGCAATGCCGCTTGATTCATATCACGAACGTTAATAGATGACTCATATAAGTGGTCTGGACGGGCATACGGAAACAGGCTGCGGTCGATCCAGTAGCCAAGCCATGCAGCAGTGGTGATAAGCGAGAGCTTATAGACAGTGGTTTCGAGTTGATGTGGGGCGACGTAATAGACGAATCCTGTTAGTATAAGGCTAGTAAATAACCAAGACAGCATACGAGCATTGATGATAGCTTCATAAATATTGGTAACGATACGTTGGAACATAAAAAAACCTCCTAATGGTAGGAGGTCAGTTTAGGGTTTGAGGGGTGGTGATTTCTTTTAATGGGGTTTAGAAATGGGGTTAAGGAGGAGTAAGTTGAGCATCAACAAGCGTAATGTTTCGGTATACACCCATAGACTTTTTCGCATTAAGTTGCAGGTATATATGCTGCTTTCCCCATTCCATTTCTTTGATAGCTTCTAACTTTTCTTTGGTCAGCGTACCATCTGGGATGGCTACCATATACTCTTGTTTCGTGGCAATATCACGGACTTTTAGTTTATAGCCCGAACGTAGCGCACCAGAATCAACCGATAAAATGGTGAAGAGTCCGTCAATTCGAACATCAATCGCCGTTGCTCTAGGTTTGCTGGTTACCTCTTTTGCAATTTCTCCCGTGGTGATTTGTTGCTGCGAAATAAATAGCTTATCCGAATCATCCAAGTGCCTTGATAGGTCGTATCTAAACTGGTCAATCCCTTCTACTGTCTTCCGTATTTCTGAGCTTTGTTGCTGGATAATTTCACCAAGAACTTTCATTCTTTCTGTCTCTTGCTGTGACATCAGCACAGAATGATTGGAAAGGTTTTTCTCTGATTCGGCATTCAACCAGTCTTTCCAAGCATAGCTGGTCGTCATCAATGCTGCGATCGAGACGACCATAATCGTTACATGCTTGCCATCCACTTTTGGATTCCTTAAGATTTGGTTAAATATCTTGCCCAACTCGGCTAAGAAAATGCTACTACCAAGCTCTACTTTGACAACAATTTCTGTGTCTCTTCTATCCTGTTCTGTTAGCTTTTGAACATTTTCTGTATTGTATTTTAGCAAACAATAAAGACGTCTAATCTCTTTTTGTAGCTCAAGGATGGGAGGCATAACCCTAGTTGGGATACTACCATGAAAGTCTTCACCAATGATTCTAAGTTCAAATACTGGCCAGCCACTAAATTCAATTTTAGTATTTTCGTCAAGCGTCAGACTTTCAAACTGCTTTAGTAAGTTAAAAGCAGAGTCTTCGGAGTTAATTACCATCAAATTCATTTAAACAGCCCCTAAATTTTCTTCAGTGTCGTCATATCAAACCTCACTCACCAGCCTCATAAGCAGTCACTGTCTGCTTCAATCGGTCAGCAAAATTGTGGATGTCGTCAACTTCTGAGATTTGAACACGCTCTTCATCTTTGCCATTGAACAAACCTAGTGCTAAACGAGAAGTATTATTGAACCTTAAACGGCAAATCGGTTTACGGTTGTTGTCATCTAATAAAATGGCACAGTACGATTGGGCATCACGCATAAAAATACGTTTTGGTGTTACGACATCACGCAGGATAGATTTAACGATGTGATAACCTTCCCATTCTTCTGCGGTAGTAACGATTTCTTTATTGTTTTCGGTCAAGCTATCACTTGCATCAGGTTGTGTTTGCTCTACCACACCCGCAACAACCTCGCTATCTTGACGCATGGCGTTATTAAGGATTTCATTGATTTTGCTTGATATAAGCTGTTGAAAGGCACGTTTTGTTAGAATTGAAAACTGGTCTTTAATCGCTGGCGTAAAACGTTTTCCCTGTAGCAGATCTGCTGCTACCAACTTAACAAAGTCATCAGTCGGATTAATCATTAAATCAGCAATGACGTTACGAATGGCTCTTGTATATTTAAGGTCGCTGGCAGTCGCTAAAATTGCATCGACATCGAAAGCAGACTTAGTGAACTTTTTCAGTTCATCCACTTCTGCATCCTTGAAAGTAAGGATATTGAATTCAAGAAATGGTTTTTCGTCCATTTTATTTGGCTGATCTAAGTCAGTAAAAAACTTGTAGACGATGCCATTTGTCAGTACACCAAATCGCGCCTCAGTCACATGAAAGTAACGGAATAGCTGAGACGCATGATTCATATTTAAGTCTGTCGTGCATGATTTACACTCAAAAATAATGATTGGTTTGCTATCTTTCAGAATCGCATAATCAACCTTCTCGCCTTTTTTTGTTCCAATGTCAGCGATGAGTTCTGGTGTTACTTCAGTAGGGTCAAAAACATTGTAACCAAGTGCCTGAATCAATGGCATGATCATGGCGTTTTTAGTTGCTTCTTCGGTTTGAATTAATGAGCGTGTATTTTCAATGCGAGTCTCAAGTGCTCGCAGCTGATCTAATAAGTCCATGTGATATTTCCTTCTTTTTTATTCAAAAAATCAAACGATAACCAAAGATTCATAACGCTGGCTTAATGAGCGATACTCTTCAACCAAGTCAGTGCGCTTTTCACGCTGGCTGGCTAGGCGCATTTTGTCGTAAATGATGCTTTTATCACGGTTGATTTGGTCGGTCTTTAGCTGACCCTCTAACCAGTGAAATTGCTTGGTAACACGGCTCTCTGTATCAGCAAGCAATTTATTGAACTCAACCATTGATTCATCGAACAAGCCACCTTGTTGAAGGTAAAGAGGCAGTCTGAGCAGTGTTTCAAGTCCAAGGTCAGCAGATGTTTCTTCAAACTGTTTGTATGCTTGCCGTAAACAATCCACGGCTTTAGCCCAATCCTTCTGCTGCTTATAGGCGGTTGCCTGACTTAGTAAGTCGAACGATTGGTTACGGTAAATGTCATTTTGGGTTGTTGTCTGATCGGTTAGATCAACCGTTTTACCTTGTTGAGCACGGTCTATTTTTTGCAAAGCAATGTGTAATGGCTCTTGGTCGATATGCTCATAGCCAAAGCCAGAAGATACGAGGTCTTTTGCCTGTTGGTAATACTTGGTTTTTGCTTTCTCGGTTTTCAGGCTTACAGCCTTATCCAGCAAAACTTGAGCACCATTCAAACGGTAAGCCAATTCTGCATTGGCAACAGCTTGTTTGATGTATGCCATGTACTCATCACGATTTTCTACTGATAGGATGGAGAAGTCGCATTCTTTAATTGACTCGTATATACCTTGAATACGTGACATAGCTGTGTCTGGTTTTTTGCTTGTGTTAGCGATATGGATTGAGTCGGCAATAATTTGAAAGTGGCGAATTAACATAGCCCATGCAGGTGCAATTTGCATGAGCTTCATATTTATTTGACCGACTTCCTGCAATGGGAAGTGATGGGTGTTGTACAGAAAGCTATCCGCAAGCTCAATGAGGTCGCTGTTAGTTAAAGTATGTTTTCCACGGGCTACAGGGCTATTTGATGTGCTGAGATTGACTCTGTTATCACCATCAGCACGCCGCCCACCAGTAAACCACCAAAAGGCAAACAGCGTTATAACCAAGATGGTGAGGAACATGCCGATACTCATTGCTTGTTCCCTTCAATCACTTTTCTAACACGATAAGCCGTTACCATTGGCCAATGCCAAAAAATGGACATACCTGCAAACGCCAGAAACGGTAGCCATGTTTTCTCGATGACATAAAGAGAAACTTCAATAGGCTGTTTTTCTACTGGTATAGGCAGCATTACACTGACCATCACAATCATCATAAAAGACAACAAAAACCACTTCCAAACTGCATTTGCAACCGTCCAATTAGACTTAACCTTATTGATTTTAGTATCGAACTCAATTGACTTACATAACCACGCCCAGCGCAATTGGCGAACCGTGAAGTTGTGGTTTTCCAGCAGATTATTGAGAAAGTTACGGGCTTCTTTTGGGCAATTATCGATACCCGTCTTGTGTTTGAAATCTTTTTGTAGGTCTGATTCATCTTTTGGGCTTGGTTGTGGTGCATTATTTACGATTGTATGTGCCACCTGCCCATGATTGGTATCAACTTCAATTTTTGGATTCATTCCTTCTATCCTCAATAATTATGAATCTTGCTAGCTACTTGACCGTGGTTAGTGCCAACACTGATATTTGATTGCCCATCACCTTGTGCGTTATTGCTGCCATTATTGGTTTGTTGGTATTTGTGAGCGCCTGCAGCAGCCTGTGCCTCTGCTGT